TCTGCGACGGATGCTCAACGACAAGCTTGCGCAGCAGAAGATGGGAGGCGGCACGGGATGATCTACGACAAAGTGTGCACGGTCTGCGACCTGCTGCCCGCAGCCTCCCCACTCCAGCGCCGCCTGCGTATCGCCTCGAGCCACTTTTACTGCGAGCGGGAGGTCTACGCTGCCCGATTTTATGCCGGGAAGCAAGCCGGTGTGCAGCTTACCCGGATGGTCAGCATCCCCCGCGTCTTCGGCGGCGAGGATATCAAGGCCGAGCAGTTCGTGCTGCTCGAGGACGACCACATTTACCGCATCGACCAGGCGCAGCGGGGCTATGACTCCGACGGCCTGCCGATCACGACGCTGAGCTTGGCAGAACCGGAGGGCAAGTATGAAATACTCCAAGATTGAGCAGGCGCTCGAGACCGTGCTCCCCGGCGCTGTGTATAAGGTGCAGGCTCCGGAGCACGCGCCGGACGGCTCGCCGCTCACGCGCTACCTCGTCTGGACGCCGACCGGCGTGCGCAGCGTGAACGCAGACGGGATACCCTTTGCAACGGTCGGCCTGTGTGTTGTCACCGTGGCCACGCAGGCCGAGGGCGACACGCTGACCGCGGAGGTGCTGCAAGCGCTGGCGGCGGCGCACATCGCCATCGGCCAAAGCGAGCAGTCCTTTGACGAGGAGACCATGACGTATTACTCAGACATCCCCTGCGAGGTGATCTGATGGCGCAGCTCGATACGAAAATCGCGCTGGACGGCATCCAGGAAGCTATCCGGCAGCTGAACCAAGCCAACCTTTTTACCGACGACAACCTTCAGGCGATTTTGTCGGTCGGCGTGGATGAGATGTATAAAAGCGTCCACTCCGCCTTTATCGAGGCCGGGCACCAGAATACCAAACCCCGCCGGACCGGCGAGACCTTGCGGCACTTTACAAAGGCGCGCAAGGTCTCCCGTGACAAAAAGGGCGTGCCGTACATGTACGTCACGATCTCCGGCAAGGATTCGCGGCAGCAGAAATATGCGGTCAAGGGCTTTGTCCTCAACTACGGCCGCCGCACGGGCGGCAAAATCAAGGCCGACTACTATTGGTCTAACGCGGTCAAATCCACGTGGGACCGCGCCAATAAGGCCATGACCGACAAGGCAGCAGAAATTATCAACAGCAATCGATGAAAGGAGGCAATCATGCCTGCATTTGATTTGAGATACCTGCAAGTCGCAGAGTATAAGAAAAAAACAACCGGCAAAGGCACGGAGTACGGCACGCCCGTTTCCATGGGCGACGCGATGACCGTAGGCCTTGAGATGCGCTTTGCCGAAGGCCGGATTTACGCCGAGTCCGTTCTGGCGGAGTACATGAAAAAGGCCACGGGCGGCACGGCGACCGCCGGCGTCAAGTATATCCCGACTGAAGCGCAGAAGCTTATGTACGGCGCGTACGAAAAACAGCGCACCGTGGCTAGTTCCACCGTCAAGAGTCTGACCTTTGGCAAGAAGTCGACCGGCAAGTACGTCGGGTGGAGTTTTTACATGCCCGACATGATCGACGGCGTGGAGAAATTCACGGCGATATTCGCCCGGAAGGTGCTTTTTGGCCCGCCTGCAACAAACGGACAGACAATGGGCGACAGCATCGCCTTCCAGACCCCGACCACGACCGGTGAGTTCCTGGTCGACGATCTCGGCGATCTGCTCGAAGTCGCAACGCTTGACTCGGAGGCTGACGCCAAGGCCTGGTGCGACGAGGTCTTTCAGACGGCAGCCACAGACGTGGCAGGAGGTTAAGCATGGAAGATATCAAGCCGCGCGAGGTCGCGTGGCGCTTTGACGGGCGCGACTGGGTGCTTCGGTGCAACAACAACGTGCTGGCCGAGGTGCAGGAGATCAACGGCGGCGACTTTAGCCCCGTCCTCTCCCTTAAGCGGACGCTCAAGTCGGTCTTGCAGCTGCTGGCCGCGATGCTCAACGACTACGCTGATGAGCAGAAATGGGTGGACGAAAAGGGCTTCGCTATCCGGTACACCGAAAAGCAGATCGGTAGACGGCTGTCCTATGACACGGTGGATCGGCTCGCGCCGGACATTATGCGTATGACGATTCTGGCCGTCAACGAAACAGACGACGAAAAAAACGCGGAGACCAGGCAGGAAGAAGCGGCGGTATCAACTTCGCCTGGTACCTGAATATCTGGGTAAATGTGCTGAAAAACGACGAGACCGTCTTTTGGCGCAGGATGACACCGGCGCGGTGCATGGCTATCTACAGAGAGTACTTCTCCATGGCCACGCCGAGCCGGTGTGCGCATAATGCGCCGGAGCAGCCTGCGCGCTTGTCGCTGGCACAGTACCTGATGGGAGGTGGCGGCTGATGGCAACGCCCGGCATTAACACAAAAGTCAAAATGGACGGCGAGAAAGAGTATCGCGCCGCCCTTGCCCAAATCAACGCAGGACTTAAAAACTTAGGCGCGGAGATGCGCGCCACGGAGCAGGATTTTGCAGACAACGCCGATAGCGTCGAGGCGCTGACGGCCAAGGGCGACGTCCTCGCCCGGCAGATGCAGACGCAGCAGGAGAAGGTCGACACGCTGCGAGAAGTCCTCCAGCGCGCGGGCGAAACCTACGGCGAGGCCGACAAGCGCACCATTGACTGGTCGACAAGCCTCATTGACGCGGAGACCAAACTCAAGCAGATGCAGGAGGCGCTGGAAGAAAACAACGCCGAGCTCGACAAGGCGGGCGCGAGCGGCTCGAAATTCCAGCAGGCGATGGATAAGGTCAAGGATTCCGTCGCGAAGGCCAAGGAGGAGGGCACGGGCGCAAAGGGCGTTTTTGCCAACCTCAAGGAATCCTTTGCGGACGGCAAGGGCGAGGCCGTCGGCCTTGGCGACGCGATCGGCGGCGCGGCGGATAAGTTGGGTATCAACCTGCCCGAGGGCGCGACGAAGGCGCTGAACTCCCTGAACGGAATCAACGCCGGGACAGCTGCGGCAGTCGGTGGTTTTGCTGCCCTGGTTGCGGCAGGCGTCAAGGTCGAAAAGCAGCTGATGAGCATCACCAAGGAGTCCGCCGAGTACGCGAAGGAGGTCAAGACGCTCGCAAGCGTGACCGGCCAGAGCGTGGAGGAAGTCCAGGAATGGCAGTATGCCTCCGACATGCTCGGCGTCACCTATGACCGCGTGAAGGACTCCCTCAAGGAGATCACGAACAAGATGCAGGAGGCGCAGAACGGCTCGGAGGACACGGCAAAGGCGTTTGAAACGCTCGGTGTCAAGATCGAGGGCACAGATGGCAACCTGCGCAGCGCCGATGCAGTTTTTTATGACGTCATTGACTCGCTCGGAAACATGCACAACCAGGCGCAGCGCGACGCGCTGGCGATGGATCTCATGTCAGAGTCCGCGCAGGAGCTGAACCCTCTGATTGAGGTGGGCAGCGAAGGACTCAAAAAGTACACCGACGAAGCGCATGAGATGGGCTACGTGCTGGATAACGAGGCAGTCGAAGCGCTCGCAGCAACGGACGCTGCACAGCAGAAACTCCTCAAGACACAGGAAGCCGTCACGAAGCAGATCTCCGCCGAGTACGCGCCGTATATGACCGAGGCGCTGGGCGACACGGCGGACTTTATCCAGAAGATCGGCAAGGCTTTCGTGGAGTCTGGCGTTGTGGACAAATTTGGCAGCATTCTGAGCTCTACCACGCAGATCTTGGAGCCGCTGGGCGATCTGACGGTCGCGGTTCTCCCGGCGCTCGACGCGGCGCTCAAGCCGATTGCAACGACGATGGCGCTGATCGCGGACACCACAAATCTGCTTGTCGGCTTGCTGACGTTTAACGGTGACAAGATCAAGACGGCGCTGGGTCTTAACATGTCCAGCGGGCAGTTAAGCAACATGCAGCAGCTGCAATACAAAGGCGCACTGTCCAGCGGCTCGAGCTACGTTTCCGGCATGGGCTACACCGGCACAGGCGGCTACATGGGAGCCGACGGCAAGTGGCACCAGAACGCAGCCGGCACGGACAACTTCATTGGCGGCGTGACGTGGGTCGGCGAGAATGGGCCGGAGCCTGTCTGGCTGCCGCAGGGCTCGCGCATCGGCACGAACCAGGAAGGGCGCAGCCTCTCCGGCGGCGATACCTACAACTTTTATGTGCAGGCGAATGAAATCCGCGAGATCGACGACTTTATCCGCCGCATGAAAAACCAGAGACGAGTGGCCAGAATGGGGGTGACGTGAGGTGGCAACGAGTTTTAATCTGTACTGTTCGGCATTTGCGATCTTGAAAAATGACGCGCAAAACGTCAACGACCACACAACCTCCCCAGCAAAGCTCTACTATCGCGATTTACTGTACTTGCAATTCCAGTCGCCTAGCGACGGGAAGCAGTACAAAAAGCTTGTTGACGATTGGACAAAAATCAACGTATATGTGCAGGCAGCAGGCGAAAACGACACAGTCAACCTAAAAATAGGTACCTTGACTGAGCGCTTCGACCCTCTTACCGCTACCTATGCTACCAAGCAGCGTTTCCACGTGAGCAAAGTCGAGACGAAAAACGTTTACGCTGAAGACCTCCCGAAACTGTGTGAGTCGACATATGGGCTCCCGATTCCTGACGCGGTGCAAAAGGGCGTGTTTATCGATATATCGGTATCTATGGATTTTGCGTCAATCGTTACAGCAGGCGCAAACCGGCCATATATTCCAGTGACTGTGGACGATACGATAACCTGTGGGCTAAAAATATTCGAGACAACGCCGAGTTCGGGGTCTATTGTAAAAACAGAGCCAAACACCTTCGCATGGGGTACAGACCCCGCGTTAAAATGTATCGCTGTACTGGAACAGACATCTGCCGTTTTCCGCTGGCGCTCCGGCACGAGCGGCACGATCCACACGATCTCCGTCTCCGGCAGCGCACAAAGCGTCACGGTACCCGCCAACACCTTCACTGGCACGACGAGCATCCAGTGGCAGGTCGCGGTCACGGCAAACAGCGGCGTGGTCACAACATCCGACTGGGTGACGCTCTCAACCGCCGATGCAACGCCGACCGCCGCGCCTCTGAGCCCGGTCGACACGGTGATTGATGGCTCGAAGGATGTACTGTTCCAGTGGCAGCACTCGATCTCAACCGGGACAGCGCAGAGCAAGGCAGACCTGCAAAAAAGCACGGATGGGCAGACATGGACGACGCTTGCAACCGTCACCGGCGCTGCGCGGCAGTGGACGTGCCCTGCCGGGACGCTCACATCCAGCATCAAATACTGGCGCGTGCGCACCTACAACGCCGACGGCATTGCGGGAGAATGGAGTGATGCGGCACAGATCGTTGTGATTGCCGCGCCGACGGCTCCGAGTATCCAGATCAAGAGCACGGGTCCGCGCCCGTCCATCAGCTGGCAGACCTCCGAGCAGGAGGCGTACCAGGTGGAGCTGGACGGGAAGCTTTCCGGCGGCACGCACTACGGCACGGAGAAGACATGGACGAGCCCCGCGTATCTTTCGGACGGCAGCCACACGGTGCGCGTGCGCGTGCAAAATCAATATGGCATGTGGTCCAACTGGGGCGCGGCGGCGCTGCCTGTCACCAACACGCCGGGCGCGGCAATCTCGCTGAACGTCGAGGCATCGAGCGTCGCAGAGCTCAGCTGGCAGACGACCGGGAGCTATGATTTCTATCTCGTGTACCGAAACGAAAAGCCGATTGCAAAGCTCACCCAGACGCAGTACACCGACGAGCTGTCCTCCGGCAGCACAACGTACCAGGTGCGCGGCTGCTACAACGATTCCGGCAACTACGGCCTGTCTTCGGCGGTCACGGTCGACGTTCGCGCGGAGGTGCATCAGGTGTCAGACTTGGACACCGGCCAGACCTTGAGACTCCCATACTCCGACAGCCAGCACCGGCAGACCACACGGACACTTTCCCGGCAGGTCGAGCTCTTGCAGCTCTCCGGCGCGTATTATCCCGTCGCGGTCGAGGTCGACTCCGGCACGGATTCGCTCAGCATCACGGCGGTGCTGCTCGATGAGAGCGAGATCAGGCAGCTCATGGGACTTGTGGGAAAGCTTGTCTGCGCCAAAACGCCGCAGGGCGATATGGTCATCGGCTACATCACGAGCCTACCCAAGCAACACGACGGCTTCCTCAATGTTTTTAATTTTACCATCGAGCAGATCGACTTTGACGACGAGGTGAGGCTATGACGCACAGGATATCTTACCGCGTGGACGTGCTCCGGCACGGCGCGAAGTTCTCAGAGCTGAGATGGCTCAAAGATTCCGCGCCCGACGTGCTCGTCGACGCGTCCGGAGACATCATGGGAAGCCTCGGCGGAACATTTATGCACAACCCCGATATCGAATATCTTTCCGACGAGCTCCAGCCTGTGCTGGAGCTTGACGGGCAAGAGTACCCCTTGGGCGTGTACCGCATCACGACGTACTCGGACACCGTCAGCGCGCAGGGGCACTTCCTCCGGCTCGACGCGTACGACCGCAGTTGGATGATCCAGACGATCAAGACGGAGGGCATTTTGCATCTGGCCGCCGGCACGAACTATCTGACGGCGGTGCAGCAGCTCATGACGCAGGCCGGGATCGGCCTCGTGATCGCCACACCCACGAGCGAGACCTTGCAGACCGACCGAGAGGACTGGCAGGAGGGCACGGACTATCTCACGATCTGCAACCAGCTGCTGGGCGAGATAAACTACAAGCCCGTGTGGTTCGACGGCAGCGGCATCGGGCACCTGGAGCCAAAGGCAACACCAAATGCGGCAAATATCCGCTGGCGCTACTCGAGCACGGATATCCGGCTGCTGGCTCCCGTCTCGCGCGATATGTCGCAGGAGCAGGACATCTTCGACGCGCCGAATGTCTTTGTCGCCATTTGCAGCAATCCGGACTTGGAGACGCCGCTGGTAGCGCGCGCAGAGAACAACAGCCCGTCCAGCTCCATCTCCATTTTTAAGCGCGGCCAACGCATCACGCAGGTGGTCAAAGTGGACAATATCGCCTCGCAGGAGGCGCTGCAAGCCTACGTGGACGATCTTTGCTTCCAGTCCCAGCTCGGTACCCGGACGATCACATTCTACGGCCTGCCGGAGGGTGGGCACGGCGTGGGCGACGTTCTGAGCATCGACGCGTCGGAATTCGGCGGCATCTACGAGGAGACCGGCTGGCAGCTGCGGCTCAGCCCCGGAGAGCTCATGACCCATACCGCAAAAAGGACGGTGATTGCATGAGCGGGCAGCAAAACACGGAGCCGACCGCGGCGGAGCTTGCCACCGTCGGCGCGAAATACACGGACGGCTTGAGCCTGATCTTCGACGGCCAGACCGCCGCCACAGCAAAGCATTACAAATGCAATACCAACGTTACATTCAAGGCGGGTGACCGCGTGAAAATCTGCCGCATCAGCGGCACCTACGTCGTCGAGTACGTCGTGGGAAATCCAAAGTGAGGTGATATGATGCGCGAAAAGATCAAAAATGCTTTATCGGTCGAGGTGGTCGGCGCGGACCTGACCAAGGCGACGAACCTCCAGTTCTGGCTGCGGCAGGGCGCGTTGTTTTTTGAGTACGTGCCGGCGGTCGTCGACGAGACGCACCTGCTCGTCACGATCCCCCTTGCCGACGCGATGCAGCTGGACACGGGCAAGAGCGCGCGCCTCCAGCTGGCGCTCACGGACGGGGACGGAAACCCGCAGGCCGCGGATATCGTCTCGCAGCCGGTCAAGGAGCTTCTCAAGGAGGCGGGCTATGCTTAAAATGGTGCTTTCGCAGCCGGAGATTCGGATGCGGATCGAGCCCGCGAAGGTGGTCTATCAGGGCGGAGAGGCGTATGAAGGGGACTACGAGGTCGTGCCGAAGGCATTTGAGCCGGTTGTTTTGCCGACGAAAAACAAGCTGCTGGCGGACGATGTGACCGTCACAAAAGTCCCATACTATGAGGTATCCAACGAGACCGGCACGACGGTCTACATTGCATCGGAGGTGTAAATTTTGGGCAGAAGTAAATTTATCTATGGCGGCGAGGTGCTGTTAGACCTGACCGCCGACACGGTAGAGCCGGGCAAAGTCCTGCTTGGCTTTAAGTATCACGGCTCGGACGGCGAGCTGCATACCGGCACGTGTGAATTTGACCTCGACACGTCAGGCGCGACCGTCAAGGCTTCGGAAATCCTCTTCGGCAAGACGGCAGGCGCAAGAGGCTCGATGATCACGGGCGAAATGCCGAACAACGGCGCGGTGGCCGCGAAGATCACGACGGTCAAGGGCGAGTACATCGTCCCCATCGGCTACCACGACGGAAGCGGTAAGGTCGCCATCGACCCCACAGAGGCTGCAAAGATCATTGCCGGGAACATCAAGGCGGGCGTGACGATTCTCGGTGTGACGGGCACGTACAGCGGCGAGGCCATCAAGGCGCAGACGAAATCCGTCGAGCCGCTGACGACCGCGCAGACGATCTTGCCGGACGAAGGGTATGACTACATGTCGCAGGTCGACGTGGCGGCCATCTACTACAACGAAACGCCCAATGCCGCCGGCGGCGTGACTGTCACCATCGGCAAGAAGGCAGGAGCGTGAGCGTATGGCGGCACCGGAAGTATCTGGGGGTGAAACCCCGAGAAACAAGGTGGTCTACGCCGGAAAAACACTCATCGACCTGACCGAGGATACCGTCACTCCTGCGACGCTCAAATCCGGCGTGACGGCGCACGACGCTTCGGGCGCGAAGATCACCGGCACGTTAGATACCACCCCGCCCGAGGAGTCGGACATCAATTTCTGGGACTATGACGGCACTTTGCTCTACAGCTGGACACTCGCCGAGCTGGCCACAAAGACCGAGCTGCCGCCCCTTCCGTCGCACGATGGACTGGTCTGTCAGGGATGGAACTGGACGCTCCAAGACATCAAGGACGCAGGCCGTGAGCTCGATATCGGCGCGCTGTATATTACCGATGACGGCAAGACAAGGCTCTACGTCGACGTGGATACCGAGACGTGGGACGATTTTGTCTTGAATTACTGGCAGAGCACAAGAAACGCCACGACTGTTGACTGGGGCGACGGAACGACCCCGGAATCAAAAAATGCCGATTCTTGGATTGAACATCGGCATGTGTACGCATCCAGCGGCTCATACGTGATCACTATGAGCGTCAAAGAGGGTGCGGAGATGAAGCTTGGAAATGGCTCAAATGATCGAATGCTGATTGCAAACAGCACAGCAGATAGTGGCCGCTGCTCGATGCTTGCAAAGGTGGAAATCGGTGAAAGAATGACCGACGTTACGCAACGGGCGTTTCTTGCCGCCACCCGGCTCGAGAGCATATCTGTCCCCGCTGGCGTGCTTTTCGAACCGGGGAGAACGTTTGAAGAAGCTACAAGTATACGCGCCGTAACAGTGGCTTTTAGTTCTGCGATCATCCAAACATTTTATAATTGCGTCAATCTCCGCGCAATCGCAACACCGAAAGGGATGACGCAAAGAAATGGTAATAATTACGACATCGCATATACAGCAGTCCGGCTGGTAAATTTTGATATGACTGCTGCCTACATGGCACAATGCCTCGAGCGCGTCAACATCAAGGCTGTCGACGGTCAAGTCGGAACTTTTTATTCCTGCGTGTCTCTGCTGGAAGTCACCATCCCGGCGGACGCTACAACCTTTGTCGCTTCCGCTTTTCGGGGCGACCACGCGCTGCGCAGGGTGACGTGCCTCGGGGACATCGCGAGCATCCCGGCGCAGGTGTTCCTGCGATGCTATACGCTGCGGTTTGTGGACTTTACCCACTGTACGGCCGTTCCCACGCTGGCCAACGTCAACGCGTTCAATGAGACGCACCCGCAGCTGGAGATCCGAGTGCCCGCGTCTCTGGCGGATGCGTGGAAAGCGGCAACAAACTGGAGCTCGTTGGCAGACCATATTGTGGGGGTGTAAAGATGATCGTAAAAGAGCACTACAAAACGCGCACGGACGGCGTGGAGCTGTACAAAACGTACTCGGATGCGGGCTATCTCATCCGGCAGGTGGAGACGGGCGTTGAATACGCCGAGGCCATCGACGTTGACGGCGCGCCGTACACCTACAAGGAAACCAGCAAACTCGTCACAGACGATTTTGACATCGAGACGGCAAACCCGGAGCAGCTGCGTGAGCGGCTAACAGATACCGAGACGGCAGCGAAGATCTTGCTTGGGGAGGTCAAGGCATGACGTACACGGAGAGGGCGAAGAAAATGCGCCCGTACATCGAGCAGGCGGCAAGCGCTTTGGATGACAAGACTGTCAGCCTCGCGCCGGAGCTGCTGGGGACGCTGACCGGCGACGGCAGCCTCGTCAAAGCGGGCACGCGCATCAACTGGCACGGCAAGATCAAAAAAGCCGCCGTCGACCTCTGGGACACCGCACAGAACACGCCCGACGAAGCGTCTACGCTCTGGGAGGACGTGCAGTACCGGGGCGGATACAGAATCATCCCCGAAGTAATTACCTCCACACTGGCCTTCGCAAAGGGCGAGAAGGGATGGTGGGGCGGCAACCTCTATGAGTCGCTCATGGACGGGAATGTGTTTACCCCGACGGTCGCCCCGACGGTCTGGAAGAAAGTATAACGCCGCCTCCGGGCGAGAAAGGAGACAGATATGGACGACGGAATTCAGGCGCAGGTCACAGCGATCGACGCGCGCTGCAAATCCAACCAGCACCGCATCGACGAGCTCGAGGCGGACAACAAGGCGCTTCACCAGCTGGCCACCTCCGTAGAAGTGCTGGCGACGAAGCAGGAGACGATCGAGTCGAACGTGAACGAGATCAAGACCGACGTGAAAGCCCTCAAGGCGCTCCCCGGCAGCCGCTGGGAGGGGCTTATCAAGGCAGCCGTGACAGCGATCGTCGCGGGGCTGGTCGGCTACGCGCTGGCCCTGGCGGGGCTGGGAGGCTAGTATGGCGGACGGGCAGAAAAAGCCGCAGCGGAAGACGAGGGGGCGCATGGCGCGGGAGTTGGTCTACTACTGCATTTACGCCCTGACGCTTACGCTCGCGTGGGCAGTGGTCGTCAAGACGGTCGCGGTCATCCTAGACCGCCCGTCCGACCTCTCCGACGTGCTGATCTTCGCGGCGGCGGCGTTCGGCGGGGAGCTGCTGCTCCTGCTGTGCAAGAGAGTATTTGCAAAACCAAATGACGATGGAGGTACATAATGGATAATATCAAAAAGCGGCTGGGCAATTTGCTCAGCGTCAAATCTCTGGTCACACTGGTCCTGACGGGTGTGTTTGCGTACATGTCTGTAGCCGGTAAGATCTCGCAGGACTTTATGACGATCTACGCCGTGATCATCGCGTTTTATTTCGGGACCCAGTCCCAGAAGACGCAGGATGTGCTGGACGGCACAACGGAGGGCAAGTGATGGCCGTTAAAATCGGACAGGCCAGCCTCGGCGAGACCGGCGGCTGGGACCAGAAGCCCGGCAACCAGACCGGGCAGGAGCTCAATATCTCGTACTGGTACAATGGCCACTGGCTTGGCCTGCTGCGCTACAAAGACCCGAGAAAGGCCGAGAGAGCCGCCAAGACGTGCGAGGCGGCGATTAAAAACCGGAACATCGGTTATGACATGTCCGACCGAAACACGGCGTATGAAGCCGCGAGAGTCGTTGGCTGGGACGTGAGCAAGATCACAAAACCGGTCGAGACGGATTGTTCGGGGCTCCAGACGCTCTGCGCGGTAGCCGCCGGGTGCAAGGGCGTAGAAGAGCTCTACAGGAAGCAGGGCAACAGCTGCACGACCTACTGTATGCTCAACGATTGGCCGAAGACCGGCGATTTTGAGCTCCTGCACGGCGAGTACCTAACTTCGGACGCAAGGCTGCTGCGCGGCGACGTGCTGGTTTCCAGCGGCCACACGGTCATGGTGCTCGAGGACGGAAAACTTGGAGAGGAGGAACGCGAAGTGGTAGAAAAAAGCAAAATCATCGTCGACGGCAAAGAGGTTTCCGTGGAGCGCATCCTGAAGGACGGCACGAATTACGTCAAGGTGCGCGACCTCGCCGCCGCCCTTGATCTGGAGGTATCCAACAAGGGCAATATTGCCGTGCTGAATCACAAGTAAGCCGTCCGCCGCGCCCTCCCGGAAGGAGGGACGCCATTGGCAAGCGCAAGAGTCCATATCCCAGACGACTTATCCGGTTTGCTGCAAAGCGAGTGGGAGCGCGTCATACGCGAGGCCGGATACAGCAGGCAGGACGCCGAGATCGTGCGCCGCTACATCGTGGGCAAAGCGCCCCAGATCGACGTGGCCGTCGAGCTGTGCATGGAGCGAAGCACGCTTTCGAGGCGGCTGCCCGGGATTTATACGAGGGCGCGGCAGACAGCGCAAAGGCTCAACATGATATAAAATACCCGGTGTCCAAGTTGGACACCGGGTGTTTTTATCCAAGGTATGTAATGTCAGCGACTGGCGTGATATCAACAAAGGCCTCACGCCCGGTTGAGCTACGGTTGACACGTGTGACTTGCGATAGTTTGCCTTGATGGACAAGGTAGTCCCCGCCCTCCACGAAATGGATTGCGTCAAAGCTCGGGACGAGCGCCTCAAAGCTTGCCATGTCGACAGTCCCTATTTTGTACTCACAAAGGCGCCCAGCGTAAAGGTTATGCGATTGATCCGTCCCATGCAGCTCGGCTTTAATCTCCTGCAACTTCTGGCTGGAGACGACGATCACTGCGTCGCGCAGCATCCCCAGCGGGATGTTTTTTGGCCAGCGGCTCTCCAGTTTGGCTATGTACTCATCTGCCGTCATAATGTCCCTCCTATTAAAGTGTCCCAGCGCGCCCAAAGCGTGCTTTATTGCATTGCCTTATAAAATGCAAGGCTCCAAACGCCTTGCTGCTCGAGCGTGAGGCATTTGTCAAAGTTGGCCGTAAACGTATCGATGTCGATTTTGCCGTACTGCTCGGCGATTGCGCGGTCGATATCGTCCGTTGCCTTGCCCATCGCGTGGAGTTTGCGCACCATAATGGTCGCCCATTTGATGGGGTAACGTTGCGCGTTGTCAATGTCGCTCTGGATCTGTGTTTTCGTGGCCTTGCGGCAAATCGCAAAGATCGTCGCCAGCGCCTGAATTTGGTCATTCGTCATGTCTGATTCCTCCCTGCTCATGTAGTCCCCGATCCAGCCGCGCAAGAGCTCGTTGGGGTTTGTTCCGTCTTCCTGCGCGGCGGCCTTAAACGCTTCCGCGTCTTCTCGCCGCATCTTGCACCCGATCACGGTGCGGTTCTCCGCGTCCCACTTGTTCCGGGCGCGTTTTTGTGCCTCAGTTGGCATTTGGATTCCCTCGCTTTGGCTTAGGCACGAGCGAGCCGCTCGTATCTGGTGGTGTATCCCGGGACCATGATGCAGGGCTGTTCGTCGCCGCACAGGACATCCTGCAAGCGATAATTGTAACCGTTCAGCGTGACGACGATCTCGTCAGCAGCGTTTTTCGCCGGGGCGAATTTCTCGGGGATGATGACGTCAAGCGGCTCGGAGACGGTGGCGTCGGTTTCGGCCGTGGTGTAGATGCAGCGCTTTTCAGCTGCGAGCATTCCGTAGTTTGCATAAATAGTAGCTTTCATTTTTATTTCCTCCTGCCCCGTGTTGGGGTTTGTTTTTTTGTTTATCTCTATGGTTTTATTATATACGGTTTGCCCGTATATGTCAAGCATTATTTTTAAAAAATCAAATTATTTCGCACATAAAATCACGCTCACGCCACCCCCGAAAATTTGATCTCCGGTACACTGATGCTAGGAGCTGGCCAGCTTACTTTTTGCAAAGGAGATCAACACATGGAATATGCAAGCAAAGGCCTTGCCGGAACGGCGCTGGGCTTTGGTATCGGCGGCGCTGCGCTCGGTTTGGCAAACGGAGGGCTCAATAACCTGCTCGGCGGCCTTGGCGGAAATACCCGCAAGGACGCTGCCGCAGAGGCGGCTGTGCCGGTTATGACAGCGCTGGCAGGCGTTCTGGCCGGCCGTCAGGAACATCCCGTTTGCAGCGAAAACGTCACTGTGACGCGCTACGAGCTCGACCGCGAGCAGCAGCTGGCGGCGAAGGACTCTGAGATTGCCCTGCTCAAGGCGAACACCTACAACGACCAGAAGATGCTGGAGGTGTACGCCTACATCGACGGTCAGCTCAAGGACGTGCGCAAGACGCTGTGCGATCAGGCGGTCCACAACCAGCGCACCGAAGACAGCTTTGTGCTGGCGCGCCAGGACATCGCGTCGGTCAAGTCCGAGCTGCACCGCGAGATCGAGATGGAGGCAGAGCGGCGCTGCTGCGGCGACAACGCCATCGTGACTTATGCCAACGCCACCTTTTATCCGAAGCAGGTTGCAGACGTCACCACCGGAACCGCGACCACTGCGCAGACGCTCTACAATCCGCTCCCGAAGTGCGGCTGCTGCAAGAACTAAGCAAAAGGGGCGGCAATAGCCGCCCCGCCCTTTAAGGAGGAAATGACATGGTTACGATTGATCAGGCAATGCGCGGCGCTGTGCGTTTTTTTGACACAGTAGCATCTCCGCATATGGACGAGGTGCGGTCCTTTGTGGCAGGCGTTGGGTTGTCGCTACTGGCAGACGGCAGCAAGGAGCAACTGCTTGTGTTGAGAGATAATCCGTGGGTAAAAGCAATGCGTGTTATGGACGAACAAGGGAATATCGACATTGACAGACTCTATAATAAGGCAAGACCGCGGCTCGACGGGCGAAAACTCCCGATAAGAATCCCATTCATTGGAAAGTTGACTTTTGCTGCGGATGATCTTGATAGTCTGTACAAATACATACAGGAGGCTTGAGTATGGACAAGAGCAAATACATGCAACATCTGCGCGACGAAATCGCCGCCCTGATGGAGCGCCCTGTGTTGCTCGGGAGGGCGGAGGAAATCTGCGCATACGCCGACGCGATCTGCGCGCTCAAAAAGCTGGGCGGCGAAGAGCCTGCCCATGAGGGCACGAAGACAGCTGGCTTTACCGAGGCCGATGCCAAGCGCTGGACGGAGCACATGGAAAACGACGACGGCTCGATGGGCGCGCACTGGACGCTCGAGCAGACCACGGCTGTGGCCAACAGCATCGGCGTGCACGTCGACCCGTGGATCTGGTTCGCGGCACTCAATATGGAGTACTCGGACAACTTCGACGTCGCGCAGAAATACGGCCTCGACCGGCCGGAATACTACGCAGACCTAGCGAAGGCGTTTCTCTTCGACAAGGACGGCGGTGGCCCCGAGACGAAAATCGCCGGGTATTATCACGGTATCGTAGAGCCAAGGCTCGAAAGAGATTGAACACAGTATAAACACAGCAATCTGATTTTACATTGGTATTACTTTGGATTTATATGCTTCGAATCCCTCCCACTCCGCCAAGATGAAAGCGCCCGAGAATTTGATTCTCGGGCGCTTTTGTTTGTATATTTTCTGATTTTATCAGCCGAACACGGAACTTTATATCAAAAATGTTTTGCTTTCTGGCTTGCACCAGCATGGCAAAGCCTAGCATATCCTAGCGCCAAAATACACGCCTGCGAACACAGAATGAACACAGTAAATCAGGGTCAAAAGGACTTGCCCATTTTTGCGGCTGCATCGTCGATGGTATTGTCCAAAATATCCGTGTAAATGTCCATCGTGGTCGAGAGCTGGGCGTGGCCAAGCAGCTGCTGGGCAGTTTTATAATCCACGCCCGCCTCGTGCAGGGCCGTCGCGTAGCCGTGTCGGATCTCATGCGGCGTGACGGTGACGCCGGTGCGCTTCTGGTAGTCCTCGTACTGCCGGGTGATCCTCCAGTCCGGCGTCGGGGTTTTGCCGCCGTCGTCAGAAAATATAAAACCGTGTTTTTTATCTGGCAGGGCAGCGGCCAACGCGTCCAGCAGCGGCACGGAGCGGATACCGGCCTCGGTCTTTGGCCCCTTGATCTCCGGCTTGGTGCTGACATTGTAGACGCTGCGCTGGATACGGATGCGCTTTGCCTTGCGGTCGATGTCCTCGTACTTGAGCCCCTCCACCTCGCCGCGGCGACACCCAGTATAGTAGATCAAAAAGGCAAAGAGCCCAAAGTCGTCCGAAAGGCCGGCTTTTATTTTTTTTATTTGATCAGGGCTTGGCGCGCGGCGCTTTTTCTGCGGCAGGTTTTTGGGGAGCAGGACGGCCTCCGCCGGATTGTAGGCGATATAACCCTCGCGCTGGGCTTTGTTTAAGATCTGGCGGATGATCTGCCGCTGTGTGACGACGGTCTTTTTGGCGTAGGTCTTCGCAAACTGGTTGATATAGCGCTCAATATCTCTGGCTGTGATCGAGGCCACGTCCATTTCCCCGAACTCGGCCACGGCGCGCTCATAGGCCGGGTTATAGCCCCGGTGTGTGTTTGCGGCGAGCGTCGGCTCGATCTCGTTCCACCAGGCGTGCGCTACGTTCTCAAATGTCTCGGTCTTCCCAGCGGCCACGTCGGCGCGATAGCTTTTGACCTTCTCCCAGACCTCGCGGTCAGTCTTCCCCCGGAAGGCCTTGCGCTTGCCGTTTATTTTGATGATCGTCTCATGCAGCCCATCCGGGCGCACGTAGTACTTGGGGATCGCCATACAAACCTCCCGTGTCAGACTTGGACACCGTTACAGATTCAGCCACTGCATGCCGATATGGGACACGCGGCGAATCCAGCCGACATTCGGGTCCAGCAGGTCGATGATGATCGCGAGAAGCACAAGGCAAAACATGGACAGCAGGACAGTTGTTACGAAACGGTGCATTTTCAGCGATTTCTTGCAAGTCACCAGATGCTCATTCATCCGTTCTAACGCATCGGCCAATGCCTTGCGCTCTGACTCCAGACTGTGTATCCGCTCCAGCAGCGCGGGGTTCGGGTCCGGAACCTCATGCGGCAGTCCATTGTATTCGTCTACTGACACCCCAAGCTCACGGCACAGCGCAAGCACTGTGTCGTAGGACGCGTTTGGGGCATCTCCGCGCAGGAACTGCGCAACAGTGGTTGTTGATTTGCCGATTGCTTCGGCAAGATCCTGGTTTGTGATACGCGGCGCCGTGTTTTCCTTTTTTTCTCGACAGATTTCGTATAATTCCGACATTCTCAGCAAGATTCCTTTCCTAAATAATGCGATTCTGGGTACAATTTACAATGATGCTTTCTCGACATTCCCGCTTGCCGCGTTGTAAGCTATACTCACAGGCGGCTCCCACACTGCTTGCAGCAAACCAAAAGCCCCGCCGTCAGTGGCACGACGGCGGGGCGAACAAAACTAAGGATTACAATGCCCGCAAGGTTCATACCCCATGTCAGCCACGGAGTCGCGCGTGCCAGTGTATACTTCTTTGTTTTCATCCAATATGGATCCTACATAACTGCACTCGGGCAGGTGAAAAACGTTTGTGTTCGTGTTGAGCACGTACTCGCGGGAGCGGTCGACGGGCTGCTGAAGCTCGTCCGTCTTAGCCTCCGCCTCATCATCGGGCGTGACCAGCTCCGATACGTATTGCTGATGCAGTCCTGCGTCCGGGTCTCCAGAGCGGTCGACCTTCAGCTGGATATCCTCGGCGGTTTTGTGCGTCTGGCCACGCACTGGGCTCAGCCAGGCGAATAGCCCGGCAATGGCGATAAAAAAAGCCAGCCCCGCAAGCACCCATGCTTTTGACATGGCAGGGCGGCCTGTCTCCGGGTCCGGCTCGTCCGAGAACGCCTCGAAGATGCCGCTTAGAATCAGCCAGTACGTCACCGAGCCGAGCAGCAACGCAAAGATGTACTGTTTGACAACCAGCGTGCAAATGGTCAGGCAAAGGAAGAGCGCGCCGACCACAAGCCGCCGGATGCGCCTTTGTGTAGCCATAGAAATCACTCCCTCGTGAATTCTTCTGTATCGGGTTGCTTCGCTGCGGCCTCTTTCCGGTTGACTGCGCCCCACGCAATGAGGGAAGACGCGACAAGCAGCATAACAAGGCCGGCGGCAAGCGCCCAGACCCTCCCGGATACAATCCCGGTACAGAACCAACTCGCCCCGATCAGCATCAGAAACACGCCAACGACGATTTTCCCCGTGTCAGCGCTCCGTCTTCGGTCTTCCTGCCTTGCCCCGCGCCGCGGCGTGCTTCGCTGGTAATGCGGCTCCGGGCGATAGTTTTTCGTTGCGCATCCGCACTGTGGGCAGGCAATCGCATCATCAGGGATGCATTCGCCGCACTTTGTGCAATACATATTGCTCTCTCCTTACTCGTCCCAGTAAAGCACGGGCGCACCGTAAGCGTCGCGCATGGAACCGCAGGCAATTAAGATAATGTCAATAATCCATCCAATGCCGAAGCACCCGGCCGTAAACAGCCACAGAATACCTGTGCCGATCTTGCCAAGATAAAAGCGATGCACACCGAGGCCTCCGAGAAAAATCGCCAGCACAAGCGCAACCGTCCGACTCTTCGGGCTCGCGTCGTCACGGACGACGTACTGTGTCACCTGCTGGGGCTGAGTTTGCGCCTGATTGTAATTCTTCGTCGGACAGCCGCACTTCGGACAGACGATAGCTTCATCGTCAATTTGTGCGCCACATTTTGAACAATACATCGTGATCTCCTCGCTTCTTTTTGTTTTGCGAAAAGTGTTGCATTGCGCTTCACTAGAAAATACTGTAAAATTAGATAACAACTAAAATGAAAGGGTGTCGCCGGGATGGACAACGAAAGAGAAGAGTTAAAACAGGCAATCGCGGCTATGACCGACGAGCAGTTCCAATGGTTTATAGAGCAAGCGCAGCTTTTGCTATCTGAAGGAGCTTGCTGACCTGCTCGTCTGAAAGCTGATCGACCAATTCAATCATTTCCCGTTTTGCCTCGCTGAGATTTTCGGCGGGGCTCTTCTTTTCGTCCGAAAGCCCGAGCAGATAATCGACGCTTACGCCGAAATATGCCGCAAGTTTGCGAAGTATTTCATCGTCTATGCCATTCGCACCGGTTTCCCATTGCGATACGGTGTTTTGCGCATAGCCAATTTCTTTTGCGAATTGTGCCTGTGTTAACTTGGCCTCTTTGCGTAATTCCCGCAGTCGCATAGCTATCACCTGCTAACATTATCCCCCACGGAGATAATAAAGTAAATCATTTTTTGAAAAATATCTTAAATTAGGATTGACAAATAATGCATCACGTGATAATATCACCATACAAGATATTTTAAGGGAGGTGTTCATGACGAACGGGTTGAAGAAAAAACGTTTAGAGGCTGGGCTTACGCAAACGGAGCTTGCAACCGCTCTTGGAACCGTTCAATCTGCGATTTCGGCGTGGGAGTCCGGCGAGAAAATGCCGCGGGCGGCGCAGCTGCCGGAGCTGGCGGCGGCGCTGCACTGCACGATCGACGAGCTCTACCAGCCGCCGGAAGAATCGATTTAGAAAGGAGGAAGCAACATGCGTGAGACGGAAGGCTACAGGCCGCAGCTGGAGCTTTTGACGGACATGTTTCCGGCGCGGGCGGCGATCACGGTCACGGAGTGCCAGGCGGCGCTCGGGCTCGACCGGCGGACGCTTTTGGCCGACCGGGAGTTCCCCGCGCGGAAGGTCGGCAACAAGTACGCCGTGCCGCTGACGGAGCTGGCTCGCTGGCTGACGCGAAAATCATAGCAAAGTTTACCCAGCATTCCCACGCGAAATACCTGCCGAAGGGCAAAGGCGGCTTGCAGACTTGCTGCCGGATTGGAGGACACATGCCAAATATCTACGGAGCCGCCCGCATTGCCAAGGGCATCACGCAGGAGCGCGCAGCCGACGCGATTCCGTGCTCGGTGCGGAGCCTCGCCGATTATGAGAGCGGCGTACGCATCCCGCCGTCGGAGACGGTTGTGCGGATGGCGGAAATTTACGACGCGCAGTATCTGTGCTACCAGCACCTGCGCCAGACGAGCGAGATCGCCCAGCGGCTCATTCCCGATGTGCGGGAGTGCGATCTGCCGGAGGCCGTCTTGCGGCTCATTGACCAAATTTATGACTTTGCCGACGCGCGCGAAGACCGTCGCCTGATTACGATTGCAAAAGACGGCGTGATCGACGACACGGAGCGGCCGGAGTTCGACCGGATCGTCTCCAAGCTCGACGAGATCGTCCAAAGCGCGCTGGCCGTCGCTTACAACAAAGGAGGATAACTATGCGCAAATTTTACAAACTGGCCGAGAAGCTCATGTGGAGCTCGATTGTCGTCGCCTTCGTGGCCTTCCCGTGGCTTGCCGCGAATTACAGCATGATCTGAGGTGCGGACGATGGGAAAGAGCGTAAAAAAATCCCGCACAGCCGCTGCGAACGACTGCACGGGAACGGTGTTTTGCAACACCATGAAGGCATCTTTAGTTTATCACGGTTTGCTGCCAATTGCAAGTGTGGGGGAGGTGATTTTTTGGAAAATCAAGATTTTCGGGCGTTTTGGTCCGTGATCCCCGCAACCGTCTTAGACGATATGCAGCTGCAAGCCAATGCAAAGATTTTGTACGGCGTGCTCTCGTCTCTCATGCGGCGCGAGGGCTATTGCTGGCCGAGTAACGCCCAGCTGGCCGCCGCCATGCACTGCTCGGAGGACGTGATCCGGCGCTGGCTCGCGGCCTTGCAGCATGACGGACACATCCAAGTCCGGGTCGTGCCGAACCGCAAGACGGGCGGCTCCATCCGCTACATTTCCCCCGTGGTCGCCGCGCCGGTCATCCTCGACGAGGATGAGGGGTACCGGGACGAACGTCCCGGTACGTACCGGGACAAAAATCCCGGGGTACCGGGACAAACTTCCCGGTCGTTATATAAGGATGGATATAAAAAAGATAATAAAAAGAAAAAGGAAAAAGAAAGTGCGCCGTCTGGCGACGTCGCCGCCTCCCTCCTTGCCAAGTGCGCGCTTTACGGTCCGTCTGCCACCGAGGCGATGGGGCGGTTCTTGAAAATGCGGGTCGAGATCAAAAAGCCGGTCAAGTCCAAGCAGGCTGCCACGCTGCTTTGGAACAAGCTCATGAGCCTGTCCGACGGTGACTCGGCAAACATGGCCGCGCTGCTTGACCTCGCAACGGAGCGGCAGTGGCTGAGCGTCTTCCCGCTGAAGGACGACGAGCTGCCGAAGGCGCAGAAGCGCGAGGTTGATACGGGAGGTGTGAGGTTCCTGTGACGGACGAAAAAAAGCTGTTGGAAGCCCAGCAGGCCGTCCTCGGCGCGATGCTCATTGACGAGAAAACCGTCGGCCTTGTGCTTCAGGAGATCGTCCCGGATGACTTCACGACCGGCGCTTACCGGCAAGTGTTCCTCGCCTTCCGGGCGCAGTTTTCGAGCGGCGAGCCCTGCGACGCGGTGACGATCAACGCGCGGCTCGGCGGCAAGTATGACAAGCTTCTCATGGAGCTGATCCAGGTCACGCCGACGGCGGCCAACGTCAAGAGCTACATGCAGCTTTTAAAGCAGCAGGCCAGAGTCAGCCGTCTGCAAGGTATTGCCCAGCGGATGCAGGACACGGACGACGAGGACGATCTGCGCGGGCTGGTCAATGAGGCAAACGCCCAGCTGGTCGAGCGGCCGGGGCTGCGCGTGGTGGACATGTCCGCCGCACTGACGCAGTTTTATCAGCGGCACGACCCGGACGCAAAGCCCGTCTATCTGGACTTTGGCATGGAGGATATCAACGAAAACGTCTATGCCTCCCGGGGCGATATGGTCGTCCTCGGCGGCTACCCGTCGGACGGCAAGACGAGCCTCGCTCTGACGCTCGCCGTGCGGATGGCCAAGACGATGCGCGTCGGCTTTTACAGCTACGAGACCGACTGCGACAAGCTCTTCGACCGCATCATCGCCATGACCGCACAAATTGGCCTGCCGAAGCTGAAACTCAACGCCATGAACGCGACCGACTGGGAAACCGTCGCAGTGCTCTCCGAGCGGCTGGGTGGGCTAAAGCTGGAGCTCGTCGAGGCCAGCGGCATGACCGTCCAGGACATCCGGGCGCACAGCCTGTCCAAGCGCTACGACGTGATCTTCATCGACTACCTGCAAAAGATCAAGAGCGATATTACAGGCCGCGGCGCAGCCGACCAGTTTCAGGTCGTCTCGAAAATTTCGAGCGACTTGCAGCAGTTCGGCAGGCAGACCGGCACGCCCGTCATCGCGCTCTCGCAGCTCTCGCGCCCCGAGAAGACCAAGGGCGGCAAGATCCCGCCCCCGACGCTGGCCTCGCTCCGCTCCTCCGGCCAGATCGAGCAGGACGCGGACGTGGTCATGCTGCTCTATCGCGAAGAGCCGGACAACAGCCGGAGCCGCCGCATCCTCAACATCGCAAAGAACAAAGAGGGCGAGGCAAATATCGCGCTGATGCTGGCCTTTGACGGCCAGACGCAGACATTCAAAAAATCAGCTTCCCAGGCGCCGCGCCCGGAGCCGGACAAGCGCTGGAAGCCATGTAACGACGATGTGCCCGAGCAGTTCAAGCTGCCGGACTGAAGGAGAAAACACCATGAAGGCAATTTCGATTTTGAATCTCAAAGGCGGCGTCGGGAAGACCGTGACCGCCGTGAATATGGCCTATATTCTGGCCGCTGATCACAAAAAGCGCGTGCTGCTCGCCGACTGCGACAGCCAGTGCAACGCGACGGAGTTCTACGGGCTCACCGAGCCGGGGCTCTACGGCGTGGCAGACGTAATGCTTGGAACATGCGAGTCATATTACGCCGACAATATCTCTGAGACGGTCTACGGCGTGGACATGCTCCCGGCGTCCGATGCGCTGATGGACTTAGATCTATCGTCCATCGGAGATCGCGTGAACGGCAGCTGCCTCAAAGGCTTCTGCAACGCCATCCGCGAGGACGATGCGTATGACTACGTTATTTTCGACTGCCCGCCGGCATTCAACGCCGCCAGCGCCGCGGCGCTTCTGGCCTCCGACGAGGTCATTATCCCCATCAAGCTCGACGCGTTCAGCCTGCGCGGTTTGGCCAATGTCTCGCGCCAGATCGACAACATGCACAAGATCAACCCGAGCCTCAAGATCGCCGGGGCGCTTATCACCATGTGGCGCAATACGCCGGTCGTACTTGAGGCGGAGGGCAGCCTCCGGGAGTGCGGCATCCTGCCGGTCTTCGAGCAGCATATCCGCCGCACCGACAAAATTGACGAAATGACCTTCGAGCGCAAGCCGATCACGGTCTACTCGCCGTACTCGGCAGCCGGATATGATTACCGGGCATTCGTGCAGGAGTACATCCAGCCGCCCGTGACCATGGACGAGATTCTGAGGGGGGGGCTTTGGTGATGGCATTTGACGTTTCAAGCATTTTTGCTAAGCAGGTGCAGGCGGTGTCCAAGTCTGACACCGGACGCGAGCTCACGCAGGTCGACATTGACGATTTAGTCAGCAACGACGCGAACTTTTACGCCGTTGACGAGGACAAACTCGAAGAGCTCAAAAACTCCATTGCGCTCTCCGGCATTATGGACCCGCCGACGGTCACGCGCACGGAGGACGGCAAGTACCGCCTTATTTCCGGCCACCGGCGCACGGCTGCGGTTCGGGCTTTGGTCGCAGAAGGGCGCGAGGATCTTCGCAAAGTGCCGGTTTTCGTCCGGAGCCCCAAAAGCGCGGCCATGGAAGAACTGGAGCTCATCATGGCAAACTCCACGGCCAGAGTGCTCACGAGCGCGGAGATCAGCCAGGCGGCGCAGCGCGTGGAGCGTCTGCTTTATGACCTTAAGGAGCAAGGCGTGGAGTTCCCCGGCCGGATGCGCGACCATGTGGCCGAGGCGTGCAATGTGAGCAAGACGAAGCTTGCGAACCTGCACATGATCGAGGAGAACCTCACCAGCGATTTTAAGGCACAGTGGGCGGCTGGGAAGCTTCCCGATGCGACGGCTTTGGAACTTGCCCGGTGTGATTTTACCTTGCAACAGCGGCTATACGATGCATTTGCCCGGACGAAAGAATTTCCCACATCTGCCGGAATTGTGCAGGTGCGGGAACTCGCCGAGAAGGGCGCGACCTGGCACCCGAGCAATCGCTTCCGCTGCCCGGATGGTAAGTGGTGCCCGAATTCCAGAGACGACGCAACGCTTCGGCATGACGCCACGTGCGGCTCGTGGACGCCGCAGTGCAAGGGCGAAATGTGCTGCATGGACTGCAAGTATGGCGCGAAAGCGCGTGGCTGCTATGACGTCTGCGATCAGATGTGCTCCAAGGCCAAGCAGTACCGCACGGACAAAAACGCCGCCGAAAAGCAGAAAGAGGAAACCGAAAAGGAGAATAAACAGCGTGTCTTCCATGCGGCAGCCCAGCAATATGCGCAACGAATTGTGAGAGCCATTGATGCGGCAGGTCTGGCGGACGGCACGATCCTTATAATCAACGACACCGTCGGCATGAAAACCGCCGCAGATATCCGGAATTTTGCAGAAGGCGAATTTGGCGCAAGGAGCCTTTGGAACAACGAGTTTTTACTTCCAAGTTCGCGCGCCATCCCGACACTTTGTGCAGAGCTACACTGCTCGGCAGACTATCTGCTGGGGCTGACGGACGAGCTTCAGCCGGTGTCCAAGTCTGACACGGCGGCGCTGCCGGAAGGCGCTTTTCGGATGGCCTGGCGCACAGACCGCGATTTCCCGGACGGGCCGGTCCTGTTGCTGCTTGAAACCGAGGGCATGCGGATCTATGACGTTGATACCGCGCACTGCGGGGAGCTGGAGCTATATAGCGCAGAACTTTTGACGGACAACGGCCCGAATATCCTGCGCTGGCTGCATTTGCCGCCGGAAGAGGAGGGCTCGATATGAGCAGGCAGCTGTTCCGGCAATGCCGTGGCTGCGGCAACCTCTTCACGACGTACCGGACCGATCAGGTCTACTGCTGCCGGGAGTGCTACCGGCGGGCGAAGAATGTAAATTACATCCCGGCGCAGTACCGCAAGAAGGAGGCCGTCCCGGTATGCATCCGCGTGGCAAAGCCGCTGCCGGTCTTCCCGGAATTCCAGCTCAAGCCCGGGAAGGTCTACAAGGCGCAAAAGCAGCAATGCTGCGACGGCATCCGCGCGACTTACATTGTGACGCTCGATGAAAAGCACCGGACGATCGTCCGGCAGGAAGAATGCGAGGAGGTAGCTGATGAGTAAAATTGTCGCCCGGCGCGAGGCGGTCTATGGGCTTTACCGATACGGCGATTTTGTCGCCATCGCCCGGAAGACCGGCCTGTCCGCGCCGACCGTATCCCGCGCGCTGCGGGGCGAGCCGTGCACCATCAGCACGGCAAGAAAGATCTGCGATCTGTTCGGCGCAAAGTTTTCTGATTTTTTTGAGCTGAAAAAGGAGGTACGCATCCATGAGTAGCAGCACCATTTCCGCTATTGTCATCGCCGTCGAATTTGTCCTCCGCGCGGTGTGCGTGTACGCCATTTTGCGCGTGACGCTGACGCTGTTTAGCATTCGCAAGGCCGAGAAGCTTGAAAAAGAGCGCGACGCCGCGCTTACCTACGTCCCGGAAATCTGCCGGACGTGCGCCTGGAGCGCATCGTGCAAAAAAGACGTCCTATGCTTCCCCTGCCCGGAGTGGAAGTTCTGCGGGAAAACAATCGTGGAGGTGTACGGCGATGGAGATCGTTGAAATTCTTAGCGCTCTGCGGCATTGCACGTCGGATCTGGGCTGCGATACCTGCCCGATGCGTGCGGGTATCGAGCAACGCGCCTTTTGTGTCGCGACGCTCCTGAAAGAATCCAAGACTGCAATCATAGATCTTTTGGCAGGCATTGACGCCGCCAAAAGGCGGTGTGCACAAGCGCAGGCCGAGAGGGACGCGCTGCGGGAGAAACAGAGGTGGATTCCAGTGGCGGAGCGGCTGCCGGAACCCGAGACAGATGTTTTGGCAGTTTGCAATCGAAACGGATACATTTTCGTGATACCGGCTATCTACGAGGCCGGGAAGATGCTGACGCGGGACAGTGCGTGGAACTGGAGCGACATCTACTGCTATGGCCTGTACGACGAGGAGGCGGATGATTACTACATCCCGGAGGGTTGGTGGGAGAACAGACAGTTTAATCCGGACGATGTGTACAACAATCCGGTAGACTGCGCAGTTACCCACTGGATGCCGCTGCCGGAAGCGCCGGAGGGAGAAAAAACATGAGCGACCGAATCAGAGCCCTCCGGTACAAACGACCGGCGCTTGCCTCGATGGGCGCGTACAATATTATGGCTGAACTCGACGACATCGTAGAGGCTTGCAATGGCGTGCGGTACTACATTGAGCAGGCAGACAACGACGAGACGCTTCTCAATGCACTCGATGGCGACGAGGAAGCGGAATGGGAATTCCGCATGGCTTTCGCAGATTTATCCGCCAAAGCCGACGAGCTGCAAATGAGGCTGTATGAGCAGGATTTCGAGGACTTTTACCGAGACTTTGATGATGCGACCGTTGCCCTGATTGGCAACCGCTATGATCTGGTAGGCTATGACAGTGAAGAGGAAGATTATTTTTCGCTTACGAGCTACGAAGAAGGACTCGCACAGACGGAGGCTGGGAAGAGGCTTTGCAGACTGACGAAGTCTCAGATGATCGAACGCATCGGCTGGGCATTTGGCATTTTGCTTGCTTTTTTTGATTTGCGCCAACAGTACGATTACCTCAAGGCAACATTTGATATCCTGCGCGATGAAAACACATCGCTTCTAAATACCATCAAAGAGATTGAAAAGGCTTACGATGACATGGATGCAGACGGATTTCACGAATGGGCAGCAAGCACGAAGCGTTTTGACCGGCTAATTGAGGCGCTCCCAGACCGTGCGTGGCTGGAATAGGAGGGGCTATGGAACGACTGACGTTTGAAGGAAACTTCTGCGACATCGCGTAGTGCCGCGAGCTGCCGTGCCCATATGGAAACAACTGTATGCAGAAGCAAGTGTGGGAACGGCTGAGAGGCTACGAAGACACGGGGCTTTCTCCGCAGGCGTGCGCCGAGGCACGGGAGATAGAAGAAACGCTTTCCGGCTGTGATTACTCCATCTCACGAATGGTGGAGCTGGTGAAAGCGGATGTTGAGGGGCGCGTGGTGGTGCTGCCGTGCAGGGTGGGCGATACGGTGTGGGCGAATCTTGACGGGATGCGGAACACCCGCAAATGCGTGATGGAATTTGCAAATATTGGAAGCTGCGTTACGACCATTGTATTTTCCACAGTAGATGGATTGAGAGAACAGTACGGAGTCAATCCTAGCTCATTTGGCAAGACCGTATTTTTGAGCAGCGAGGAAGCCGAGAAGGCAATGAAAGGAGAAACTGAAAAATGAAAAAACGAATGGCTTTGCTTCTGGCGGCTATCATGCTTATTGCAAGTCTCGCAGGATGCATGACGAGGGAAGCGGACAAGGTAAACCACAACATGAACGTCGCCGCTGATAATTTCAGCTGTGAGCGCCGGATCACGGTCTACAACGCGAGAACTGACAAAATCATCCTCTACGCCGAGGGCTATATGTCCATCAGCAACAACTCCTCTTCGGAGCTGGTCGTAACGTGCAAGGTCGGTGCAAACGAGTACAAGAAGAATTACATTTACCTCAACGACTACACGTTATACGTGGTCGAGGACATCACCGGCACGCACGCCGACCCGTACCATTATTTGATCGAGTTCCACACCGAGTTCCCGGTAAACGTGGATGTCAAGCCGTAGGATGGAAAGAAGGATGGTTGAAAACCGTGTGTGCTTTACCGTACGTGGCGAGTTTGGCGCTCAGATGAGCTTTGAGGCGAACAACACTATCCAATATGAAGATCTGGTAAAGTGTGTAAACAAAGATACACTGGTGGAGCTGATGTGCCTCGACCGTCTCGGCTATACAGGCGAGGATATCGAGTTTATTACGCCTGCCGAGTATGACGAAAGATTTGGAGGGACGAAGATGGCTGAACTGAAACCGTGCCCGTTTTGCGGCGGAGAGGCAGCGTTTTTGGGCACAACCTGTACGATAAAGTGTAAACAGTGCGGAGGGGCATTTATCGCCACAAATCCTGTTATGACAAGGATGGAAACCGCGGCTGCGTGGAACCGGAGGGTAAATGATGGGTCAACATAAGCACAACCCGACCGCTATTGCGGCGGCAAAGGGCGAGCTGCCGCCGAAGAAGCGAGAGCGGCGGCTGACCAAACGCCAGCGTGAACGGCTTTTGAAAGCAGAGATCCTGAGTAGATGCACACCGCTTTACGTCTTTAGCCCGGAAATGCAAAGCAGAATCAGAAGGGAGTATATGGATTATGACTGATTATATCAGCCGCGAGGCGGCGCTATTTGCGTTACGGAAAGCAGAACGCGGTGGAAGTATGACGGCACTAACACGGTTGGAACGCGCATATGCCGAAATTCGGGGAATGCCCGCCGCCGACGTTGCGGAGGTGGTGCATGGAACGCCGGTGACGGAAGTGCGCACGAGGACGATTGTGGGATACCATGAGGAGATCGGGGTTTTAGCGGGAGACCGCTCTACACTTTACCGCAGGAATATGGTGCATGCGGACATCCCGTATGACAACTGCCCAATATGCGGCGCAACGCTGTGCTCACGGTGGCACAACTTCTGCGGTAAGTGCGGGGCGAAGATGGATGGAGGATTTGACGATGCGACCAGTTGACGCGGATGCAATCTACAAAGAGGCACTGGAGAACCACCAAAAAGGCGAAATCGAAGACTGGGAGTTTGACTTGATCATCAATTATTTGGATGGGGCACCTACCCTTAACGTCGAAACAAATATGCGCTGCAAGGACTGCAAGCTTGCAGCTACGGCGAGTATCAGACAAATACAGGAGGTAACGACAATGTTTCAGATTGAGCTTTTATCCGGCGGCGTTTTCTGGGTATACGCCGTCGACGCAGGAACAAGCGACTTTTTGATCTACAAGGACGATGCTTGGCAGTGGACGCCAATGGATTGGTGCAAGCCGTATTATCCGCCCGCGGAGTCCTATCTCAACAAGCAGTTCATTTTCCCGATGGAAACAGGAGGCGCAGAATGACACGAAAACGATTTGCAAAGCTCTGCATGGGCGTGCTGGGGATGCCCCGCAACGAGGCAAACCACATTGCGCAGAATCGGAACTCCTACTTTGGCCGGTGGACTTTGTTCAAGATTGGCATTTATCAGGAGTTGGCCGTGCACGCAAGGAGGGGGAAGACGCGCGTTGAAATACGTTGACCAGCTGGACGCGGTTGGGCGGGCGGCGATGGAGATCGGCGTGGAGGCAGGTATGCAGAAAGTCTCCGACATGTTTCTCGCAGCGCTCGCGCAGGAGGGCTTCGGCGAAGAGCGGCTTTACCGGCTGGCGTGCCGCGTGTCCGAGTTGGACACGGAATTTGACGGCGCATACGGCTGCGGCCCGGAAGCCGACTGGCTGCAAGAACGGCTGGACGCGATCCTCCGCAAGGCCTGCGGCGCGCATTTTGTCCCGTTCCGCGAGCGCAACCCGCACATCCGGGAATTTAATTACAAAAAGGTATCCACCCGGCGCAAGAAAAAATGATCTGGACTTGTGGCGCGGCCTGCTGCCATGACGGGCTGCGCGGGGAACGCCGGGAAGATATAAGGGGCTCGGGCTCCCGAGCCCCGACGATAACAGAATAAGGAGGCTATAAGCAAGTGAGCTATCTTGTATCCATGAAAACATCCGTCTTATGCCGCGAGTGCGTGTTCACCGAGCCGCTGGCCAAGCGACGAGGCAGAGCGCCGAAGAGCCTGCCGCAGACAACCATCCGCGAAAAGCTCAACATTCGCCACGCCTATGAGCGGCTTGCGTTTCTGATCGCCGCAAACTTTACGTATTCGGACTGGCTGCTCACGCTCACCTACGACGAGGCGCACAAGCCGCCGAACACCTTCGCCGCGCAGAAGCGGGTGAAGCTTTTTAACCGTCAGCTGCGCGAGAGCCGCAAAGCCTTCGGTCGGCCTTACAAATATCTGTACACCACCGAAGGCCGGCACGGAGACAAGCGTTTGCATCACCACATCATCCTCAACCATTATCCCGGCGAGACGGAAGTGCTCCGCAAGCTCTGGCCGGACGGCGATATCAACTGGGAGCCCGTCGGGAAGCTCGGCTTTGTTGGCTTGGCAAAGTATCTGACCAAAGAGCCGATGCAGCACGGACGGGAATATGTGGGCGACCGATTGTGGACGCCATCACGGAACCTTGAAAAACCACGCATCACTGTCGAAAAAGTCCCGGACAACTACCGGCCTGTGCCACCGAAAGAGGCCTTTGACGTAGAGCCCGAGGCGAAGGAAAACAAGTTCGGCAGCTATTATTATGTGGACTACAAGCTTCCCTGGCGAAACAGGGAAAAGCGAAAGGCGTAAGCCTTTAATAACTTGGGTCTTTACTATATCTTACGAGAGGAGCGAACTTTTTTTGCAAAAACAGTTGCATACCGGGCAGCCTTGTGCTAAACTTGACTTACAGGGGAACAAGATCGTTTGTCCGAAATGCGGGCACGCGACGCAGGTCAAGATTTTACCGACGACCGCGCTCGTTGATTTCCCTCTGTACTGCAAGCATTGCAGGCGCGAAACGATCGTGAATATGAGCCAGAACCAGAGCCAGTGCCGTCAGGCCAGAGCCAGAGTCAGCGCCGATTGATATCTCACAGTGTGGGAGTCGATCGGCGTTTTTGTTTTACATCCGAGGTGATAGCCGGACGGCAAGATGCCGAGTCTCCCATACCGGGAGGCTCGGCATTTTTTTATTGCCCATGGATTACACAAGCAAACGTTGGAAACACTTACGCGCTCGCGTCCTTCGCGAGCAGCCGCTTTGCCAGGAGGCGCTGCGATACGGCAGGCGGGAGCCTGCGACCGTTGCCCACCACGTCTACCCAGTCGAGGATTTCCCGGGCTGGCGCTTCTGCCGCTGGAATCTCATCGCGGTAAGCGCTGACGCGCACAACAGCTTCCACGATCGCGTGACCGGAAAGCTGACCGAGCGCGGTCTCGCCTGGCAGCGGCGGGTATCCCCCCCTCGAAACGCGCCGCCGCCGTTCTGATCGGAGCACCGGAGTGGGGCCCTCTTTCCGACGGCGGGAAAACCGCGGGAGGGGGTTCAGACGAGACCGCCAGGCGCGCACACGCGCGAAAATCTCGAATCGCGCGGCGCGGGCGCAAACGACGCGGGCGCGCAAAGACGCAAACCATCTGAGGCTCTGCCGGGCGCAGTTCAGCTCGGCGGCATTGGGAACCACCGCCGGTGCCCGGAGTCATCTCATCATCCTCCTTTTTTGACTGGACGCGGCGTTCGCGCGCTGCGTCTGGCAGAGTCTCAGAGAAAGGAAATCTAAGCATGGCGCGAGAGGACATGATCCGGCAGGACATGCAGCTTGTCGGCACCTACAACGCAATATTCGAGCCGACGATCAAGCAGCTGGCCAAGACGGAGCGCGAGCTCTCCCGCGCCGAGAAAGAGTGGAAGAAGCAGGGCGGGCAGCGCATCTGTACGATGGTCAACAAGACCGGCGCGGAGTACACAGCCAAGAGCCCGTACTGGACAGCGGTCGAGGATCTTCGCGCGACGGTGCAGGGCCTGCGCAACCAGCTCGGCCTCACGCCGACGGGGCTTAACAAGGCGCGCGCCAAGAGCGTCCCGATGGGCGGCGCGAGCAAACTTGAGCAGCTGCTCTCCGAGTCCAAGAGCCACGCCGAAGAGCACGCCGCGCAGTACCAGCGCGAGGTCGACAGCTTTGTCGAAGCGACGCTCTCCGGAGAAAACGGCCTCTGCGAGGACGCGGTGCTTGCCTGCAAACGGTACGTGTCAGACTTGGACACCGGCAAGTGGGAATTCCGGACGGAGCCCGCGAACGAGATCATCGCCATCATCGAGACGATGATCTGCCACCAGCAGGGCGAGTTCCTGGACGCGACGCCCCTGCGCGGCACACCGTTCCTGCTCCTGCCGTACCACAAGTTCATTGTCTACAACATCATGGGGTTCTACCTTCCCGGCACGAAGATCCGGCGCTTCAAGGAAGCTGTGGACTTCATCCCGCGAAAAAACGTCAAGACGACGTTTGCGGCCGCGCTGGCCTTTGCCCTGGCACTTTATGAGCGAGCGTCCGGCTCGAAGGTGTACGAGGTCGGCGGCGCGCTAAAGCAGGCACTCGAGGGCTTTGACTTTTTGAAGTACAACTGCACGCGCTTGGGCGTGACCGTCAAGGATGAGCCGGAGACGGGCCTGCGGATCATCGACAACAACATGGAGCGGTCGATCTCCGGCGATGTCGGCGACGGCATGATCTCCATCAACGCCCTGGCAGCCAACCCCGACAAGCAGGACTCTTTTAACTGCAACATCGTCATCGCCGACGAAGCGCACACCTATAAGAGCCCGCAGCAGTACCAGATCCTCAAGGACGCGACAAAGGCGTACACAAATAAGCTTGTCATTATCATTTCATCCAACGGCCCCAACGCGCGCGGCTTCTTGCTTGGGCATCTGGAACTCTGCCGGAAAATTCTGCGCGGAACGGTCACAGGTGACTACGCCGACACGATCTTTTGCTTTTTGTGCTCCGCGCCGACGATGGAAAACGGCGATGTGGATCTCCATGACCCGGCGGTCCTCAAGGCCGCAAGCCCCGGCTGGGGCTACTCCATCCGGCCGCAGGACATGATCAACGACGCGGCCATCGCGGCCGAGAACCCGATGCTCCGGCCGGAATATCTCAACAAGAGCCTCAACGTCACGACGAACGCCGTCAAAGCCTGGTTTGACATCCAGGAGTTCCGGCGGTCGGACGAGAAGTACAACTGGACGCTCCAGGAGCTCGCGAAGCTCCCCATCCGCTGGTACGGCGGCGCGGATCTTTCCAAGATGCACGACCTCACGGCCTGCTGCCTGTTTGGGCACTACAAGGGCGTGGACATCATCATCCCGCACTGCTGGTTCCCGCGGCCGGCCGCCGTGGTCAAAGCGACGCAAGACCAGATACCGCTCTTTGGCTGGATGGAAGACGGCTGGCTCGACATGACGAACGACAAGGTGACAAACCACTCCGACGTTGTGCGCTGGTTCAAAAAACGCCGCGCCGAGGGCTTCAAAATCCGCCGCGTCGGGCACGACCCGAAGTTCTGCCGCGAGTATTTTGTGGAGATGCAGAAAGAGCGCTTCCCCATCAAGGCGCAGATTCAGCGCTTTACGCTCAAGTCCGAGGGCTTCCGGTACCTGGAAAAGAGCGCGAAGCAGGGCACGCTCTATTACCTGCACGCAGAGCCCTATGAGTACTGCGTGCAAAACGTTGCCGGCATTGAAAAGGCCGACGATATGGTGATGTACGAAAAAATAGCTCCAAACCTGCGCATCGATGTTTTTGACTGTTCGGTCTTTGCCGCGTGCGCATATCTGGAGGACCTGACCGCCAGCGCCAAGGGCGCAGGCTGGTATGAAACACGGGAGGAGGCAAAGGCGTGAACGTCGCATACAACATGGACTGCATGGAGTACATGCGCACGCTCTCTGACAAGGCATTTGACCTCGCCGTTGTCGACCCACCTTACGGGATTAACATCAACTGCAACGCCGGACGACGGGCTAACGCAAAGAACCCACGGCGGCAAAAGAAAACGTGGGATGCGGCTGTCCCGCCCCCAGCATACTTTGAGGAACTCTTCCGCGTAAGCAAGAATCAATGCATCTGGGGGGGGTAATTACTTCCAGCTCCCGCTGACGCGGTCATGGGTGATATGGGACAAACATGTCCCGGAATGCTTGACTTTTGCCAGCGCGGAAATGTGCTGGACATCCTTTGACCGAAAAACTTTGATTGCCGACATCCCGTGGAACGGTGCGGCCGGAGGTGCGCGCAACGGCGAATGGACGATCCACCCAACGCAGAAACCTGTCGCCCTCTATGCTTGGATTTTTGCCAGATACGCAAAGCCGGGCGACAGAATCCTTGATACGCACCTTGGTAGCGGCTCAAGTCGGATTGCGGCATATGACGCGGGGCTTGATTTCGTGGGGTGCGAGCTGGACGCAGACTATTTTGCCGCGGAAGAAGACCGTTTTGAACGATACACAGCGCAGCTGTCGCTGTTTGGAGGTGATGCCACTTGAAAGTAAAGGTGCAGCGCAGATCCGCGCAGGACGACGCGCTGCGAAAATTTGTGATCGGCGCGGTCGATCAGGACACGCTTGGCGTGCCGGGCTATTGCAGGCTCGCTGACAGTCCGGACGTGTTGGCCGCGGTCGGCGGCCTTGCCGACATCGTGTCGAACGCGACCATTCAGCTCATGCAGAATACGCCGGACGGCGATGTGCGCGTGCGGAACGCGCTTTCCCGGTTTATGGACATCTCGCCGTGGAACTTCGGCACGCGCAAGGATTTGATTTCTGCCATCGTCTGGGCAATGCTCACAAGCGCCAGCGGTACGGCCTTCATCCTTCCGGTCACGCGGGACGGGCTGCTTCGCGACCTTATCCCCATGCCGGGCGCGCAGGCGATGAGCCCGGACGAAGGCCAGACAGTCTACATCAGCTGGCGCGGCCATCAGTACGACCCCGAGACCGTCCTCCAGTTCCGGCGCTGGGTCGACCCCGACCACCCGTGGCAGGGGCTCGGGCTCCGGATGAGCCTGCTTGACGTGGTCAACTCGCTCCGGCAGGAGCAGGCGACGAAGAAGGGCTTTATGTCGGACAAATGGAAGCCCAGCGTCATTGTCAAGGTCGACGCGCTGGCCGATGAATTTTCCGACCCGGCAGGCCGCCGCCGTCTGATCGACGACTACATCACGGGCTCGAGCGCGGGCGAGCCGTGGATCGTCCCGGCCGACCTCATGGACGTGCAGCAGGTCAAGCCGCTGAGTCTCTCGGACTTGGCCATCAAGGACGGCGTGGAACTCGACAAAAAGGCCGTGGCCGCGCTCGTCGGCGTGACCCCTTTCATGCTGGGCGTGGGGACGTACTCGGACAGCGAGCACAACCACATGATCAAGACGACCGCCACGACAATCGCAAACATCATTTGCCAGGAATTGACGCGCAAGCTCCTCTATGCGACCGACCTCTATTTTACGATGTCGACGCGCAGGCTCTACAGCTACAGCACAAAGGAGCTCGCGGACGTAGCATCCAACCTCTACGTGCGCGGACTTATGACCGGCAACGAGGTGCGCGACTGGGTCGGCCTCAGTCCGAAGGAAGGGCTCAACGAGCTCGTCATTTTGGAAAACTACATCCCGCGCGACATGATCGCAGACCAGAAAAAGCTTACACAAGGAGGAGGTGGAGACGGTGGAACAGAATAGACAGCAGCGTCAGGTGCGCTGCATCCCGCAGGCGTTTCAGACGCGCGAAGCCGAGAGCGACCTCTACATTGAGGGCTACTTTGCGGTCTTTAACTCGGAGTATCCCCTGTGGGACGATGTGAGCGAGATTATCAAGCCCGGCGCTTTCACAAATTCGATCTCGGGCGACGTTCGAGCTCTCATCAACCACGACACGAGCTTAGTTCTCGGCCGGACGAAATCCGGCACGCTGACGCTCAAACAGGACGAGCGCGGCCTCTGGGGCAGCGTCCGTATCAACCGCGACGACGTGGACGCGATGAACTTGTATGCAAGAGTCCAGCGCGGAGACGTCGACCAGTGCTCGTTTGGCTTTGCCATCAAGAGTGAGACCTTCCGCGACCTCGGCAATGGGAAATACCGCTGGGAGATCGAAGAGATCGACCCGCTGTATGAGGTCAGCGTCTGCACCTTCCCGGCTTACGAGCAGACCTCGGTCAGCGCCCGGAAGCGGGATTTTGAGGCAATCGAAAAGCGCCGCCTGGAAACGTGGCGCGCAGAAATGAACAAGAAGTTAGGAGGAAACCCGTAATGGCAGCACTTAGAGTTTTAGTCCTGAACAGCGAGATCACCGCGCTTCGTGCGCAGCTGAGACCGCTGGAGCAGACGAGAGACGGCTTTGCCGCGAGAGAAGAGCAGCTTCGCCAGGCGCTCGGCGAGATCACTGAGACGAGCACCGACGAGGAGCGCAACGCTGTATCCTCGGCTGTGGATACCTTTGAGCAGGAGCGCAGCGCGAACGCCGCCGAGATTGCCCGTATCCAGGGCGAGATCGACACCCGCAGCGCGGAAATTGCCCGGCTGGAAGCCGAGCAGACCCCGCCCCCGGCAGCACCCGCGGTGTCCAACTCTGACACCAGAAACAACGATCACCACGAAAGGAGCTTTGTACCTATGAGCAATCCCACCGAGCGCCGTTGGTTCGGCCTCACCTACTCCGAGCGCGACGCGCTCATGCAGTCCGAGCAGGTCCGCACTTTCCTTCAGAATGTCCGCGAGGCACGCGCCCAGCAGCGCAGCGTCACCGGCGGCGAGCTGGGTATTCCGGACGGCTTCCTGCCGATTTTGCGGGACCTGACGTATCAGGAATCGAAGTTCCTGCGCTACTGCTTTACGACGACCTTCCGCGGCACGACCCGTCAGAACGTCGCAGGCGTTGCGCCGGAAGCCATCTGGACGGAAATGACCGACGCGCTCAACGAACTCGACATCAACTTCTGGCAGCTCACCATGGACGGCTACATGGTCGGCGGCTATATGGCCGTTCCTAACGCCGTTTTGATGGACGACAGCGACCTTCAGCTCGCGACGAGCATCCTTCAGGCGCTTGCATCCTCCCTTGCCAAGGCAATCGACAAGTCTATCTGGTTCGGTACGGGCGAAAAAATGCCGGTCGGCATTATCACGCGCCTGGCTGCAACGACGAAGCCCGCATGGTGGGGCGCGCAGCAGGGCGAATTCACCGACCTACATACCAGCCATATTCTGAAACTTGATCTTGCCGCAAAGACAAGTACGGAGTTCTTCCAGGCGCTTGTTGCGGCACTGGCTGTTGCAAAGCCCGACTACTCCAACGGCACGGTTATCTGGACGATGAACCGCAAGACACACATGGACATCAAGTCCCGCGCGCTGGCTTACAATTCCGCTGCGGCGATGGTCCCTGGCGTTGGCGACATTATGCCGGTCGTCGGCGGTCAGATCGTCGAGTGGGAAGTCATGCCGGACAACGAGATCGCGGGCGGCTTCCTTAGCCTGTACCGTTCGGTCGAGCGCGAGGGCACGGTCATCGACTCCAACACCAACGTGCGCTGGCTTCAGAACCAGACCTGCTTCAAGGGCCTCCAGCGCCGCGACGGCAAGCCCGCCATCGGCGAGGCGTTTGTCCTTGTAAACTATGGCAACGTCGAGCCCACCAAGACAACGACCTTCGGCAAGGACCTTGCAAACTCCGCCATCGGCACGCTGATTGTTACCACCGCTGCGGGCTCTGCCAACGGCAAGAGCGTCGTGACCGTCGCGGGCAACGGCTCCGGCAAGCTCAAGTACCAGACTGCCGGGCAGGCGATCGCAGTCGCAAACGGCGAGACGCTTGATAAGCTCTGGACAGACCTGCCCGCGAATAAGACCGTCGACGGCACGACCGGCCAGACCATTACCGTGGTTGAGGTCGACGGCAACGGCCGCGCGGTTGCGGTCGGCTCCGGCAGCGTGACCGCGAAGGCGGGCTAAGGAAAGGAGGCGGCCTATGTCACTGGACGCCCAGCTGGCCTACATGATGGTGGATCTCGGTATCCTGCGCGCAACCGAGCAGCAGGAGACGTATCTGCGGGGTATCCTGACGCAGGCCGCTGATTTTATCACGACGCGCGGCGTTGCGCTCCAGCCGGACTGCGACGCGGACGACATGCTGACGGCGATGGTCGGCGGCTGGATGTACAAGGCGCGGGCAAACGCCGAGGAAAAGCAGCTGCCGACGTATCTGCGACGGATGCTCAACGACAAGCTTGCGCAGCAGAAGATGGGAGGCGGCACG